GTCAAATTTTTACACTGTCATTTGAGCGTTTTTGAGATTCGCAAAGCGTAATGATATCAATGACTTGCAAGTCACATTGCCTTAACTGCTAGTAAACGTTAGAATTAGTCATATAATCTACAGGGAATTATCTTCATGGCTAACATACGCAAGCCCAACAACCTACATAAGATAGACGGCACGTTCCGTAAAGACCGGCACGGTGAAGAAGGTGATAGCCTTGATGATGCCGACTTGGGTAAGCTGCCACCACCACCTATTTTCCTTTCGCCTATTGCTCGTGATGAGTGGGTACGTGTTACCAAGATTCTAGGGCCGGCTAAGTTATTGAAAGGTACGGACATGGGTATCATGGTAGCCTACTGCAAGCTATATGAAACAATCTCCTCCAATGATCCAGACTTACCCATTGCGGCTTATGGTCAATTCCGTATGGTGGCCGGCGAACTAGGCTTAACACCTGCAGCTCGTTCTAAAACACTGCTGGGCAACAAGAAAGAAAAAGGTAAAGGTAATGAATACGGCAATCTTTGAGGATTACCCACACTGCCAAGACGCACACGATTATGCGTTAGACGTAGTGGCGGGTAAGATTCCAAATTGCCAGAATATCGTTAGGGCTTGCCAGCGTTATCTTAATGACCTTGAGCGTGAAGACTTCCAATTCTTCTTTGACGTGGAAAAGGCAGAGCGTGCTGTGAAGTTCGTCGAGACAATGCCGCACACCAAGGGTAAATGGCTAGCCCAAAAGCTATTACTTACAATGGAGCCGTGGCAAAAGTTTTTCCTTGTTAATATCTTCGGATGGGTAGACGAGGAAGGGTACAGAAGATTTAGACAAGTGTACGCAGCAATGCCACGAAAAAGCGGCAAGTCTGCTTTGGCAGCAGCTATAGGGCATCTAATGTTTGCTGATGATGATGAGGCTGGCGCAGAGGTGTATTGCGGAGCCACTAACGAAAAGCAAAGTATGGAAGTGTTTCAGCCTGCCAGAATTATGGCTAAAAAGAAACCAGACTTCAGAGAATACTATGGTGTTGAGGTTAACGCGCGAAGCATTGTAATACCTAGCGATGGATCTAAGTTTGAACCAGTAATAGGAAACCCTGGCGACGGATCAAGTCCACACTTGTGGATTGTGGACGAGTACCACGAACACCCTGACAGCTCCCAGGTGGATACAGCTATATCAGGAATGGGCGCACGAGACCAGCCGATACTTTTAATTATCACCACTGCAGGCACAGATACCAGTGGGCCATGCTACGCAAAGCACAGGGAAATGGAGCGAGTGCTAGACGGTACGTTCCAGGGCGAAGACACTGAAAGGTTATTCGGCCTAATGTATGGCATAGATGATAACGATGACTGGATGCAGCTTGAAACTGTCATTAAAGCAAACCCTAATTATGGCGTTTCTGTTAAAAAAGAGTACCTTAAAACGCAGTTAGCTAGCGCAATTCGCAACCCAGCCGATCAAAACCGCTTCCTTATCAAGCATTTGAACAAGTGGGTTAACGCTAAAGCGGCATGGCTCACAGCAAAAGCGTGGTCAGACTGTGGCGACGACGCATTAAACGAGGCTGACTTTAGTGAAATGACAGCTATCGGAGCTTTGGATTTAGCGAGCAAGCGTGATATCTGTTCATATATGCGCGTGTATTATGTAGATAAGGATAACGGCAGGAACTATTACGCGTTCGGCCATCACTTCCTCCCGTCGGAACGTATCGAAGATGAATCAAACAATTCCTATTCTGCTTGGGTAACTGGCGGCTTCCTAACGATAGCAGGCGAGCATGAGACAGATTTAGATATGGTAGAAGACCATGTGTCAGCATTTCTTAACGTCGGTAATGTGCGCGAAGTCACATACGATCAATGGAAGGCCACGCAGATGGCACAGAGACTTGAAAAGCTAGGCGCAACTGTGGTAGAGTTCAAGCAGAATGCTCAAATGATGTCACCAGCAATGGATGAACTAGAAGCAGCTATATATTCAGGACGTTTTCACCATGATAATTGTCCTGTTTTGTCGTGGATGGCTAGCAATGTTGTGTTAAAGCCATTCAAAACTGACTTCTTTACACCTACAAAAGAGAAACCACACCTAAAAATTGATGGTATGGTGGCTCTTATTATGGGTGTAGGTCGTGCAATGTATGACGGTGACGGCCCTGAAAACGTTTATGATAACCGTGGAGTACGAGAGTTATGAGTGGATACAAGTATCTGATGGCTCGTGGGATATCTGATTACCATAATGAGCACGTATTTGGCAGGAACGCTGATGTTGGTACTACCTACGAAATAGTTTCCCCTGACGGTATATTTAGAACTCCTCAATTTAGCTCGCCTCAACAATTAAGAATTAAGGCAGGCAATGTTAACGATGACGTTGCAGGAACAGGCGCAAGAACAATAACACTAATAGGAATGGGCACGGATTATCAGGTTGTTACAGAAATAGTTAACACTGCAGGCGCTAGTTCAGGCGCATTAACCACGCAATCATTTGTTAGATTGTTTAGAGCTTACGTTCAGGATTCTGGTACTTTTGCATCAGTAGGGACGTATTCACATGCCGGTGATATTGTTATTGAAACGTCTGCTGGTGAGCAGTGGGGCTGTATAGATGCGACCGATATACCTAGAGGTATCACGCAGATAGGCGCTTTCACCGTGCCTGATAATATATTTGACAGAATAACTATTAAAGAGGCGTACATATCGGGGTATGTGCTAACAGTTGATAGTGGTAAGAGTGCTGATTTTTTAATTGTTAGGCGCGAGAATGCTAACGAGACAACCGCTCCTTACACACCCATGCGAGTAATTAGAGAGCATTTACAAGTGGTTGATGCTGTTGTGGTTGATCTTACTGTTCCTTTGGGGCCGTATCCACCAGGAACCGATATATCAATATTTGCAAAAGCCCCTACTAGCGCGGCTGTCACGATGGATTTAGAAATTGTATTGGTGAAAGAATGAAATATCTGACGGATGTGTTGTTTTCAGTAGGTTTTATTTCACTTGAATATGGTTTATACTTGTATGATGAAAAAGCCGCGTTCATTGTTGGCGGTATCCTTTTAATGCTTGGCGGTCTACAGGTAGCAAAGCATGGCAATACTGAATAAACTATTTTCGAGAGCTGAAAAGTATGACTCCGTTCACCCGCAGGATGCTGGGCTAGCTCGCCTATTCGGTGGAATGTTCTCACAAACATCTAGTGGCGTTAATGTAAATCCTAATAACGCCATGACTATCACTGCTGTCTATTCTGCAGTAACTATCATTTCAGAATCAATCGCCATGCTACCCTGGGAAGTTTTACGGGAAGTAGAAGACGGCAAAGAGAAAGCCACTAACGACCCGCGTTATAATATTGTGGCTCGTCGTCCTAACCGATTCCAGAACACGCTAGAATACCGTGAAACCATGATAGCTAATCTTATGCTACGTGGTAGAGCTGTAGCAGAGATTGTGTCTAACGGCGCAGGCATTATAACCGACCTAATACCTTTACACCCAGACGAGATAAAACCATTTAAAGCCCCTGATGGAACTATAGCAATTGAACATAAGCCTGTTAATGGCGATCGTAGAATCTTATTAGCTGGCGAGTTCGTTGATTTAAAAGGGCTTTCACTTGATGGCGTGAATTGTGTTTGCCCTATCACAGAAAATGCAGAGACGTTAGGAATAGCTAAGGCTGCAGAAATGTACGCTGGCAAATACTTCGGTAATGGCACTGTTGTTAGTGGAGTATTAGAAACGGACGAAGGTTTAAGCGATAACGCATACAAAAGACTGAAGGAATGGACAGAGAGACACCAGGGCGTAGGTAGGTCACACAATCCAGCTATCCTTGAAGAGGGCTTAAAGTGGAAACCTGTAACCGTATCGCCTGAAGCGTCACAGTTATTGCAGACAAGAAGCTACCAAATTGAAGATATTGCACGTATTTACCGTATTCCTGCGTATAAACTGCAACGTATGGACAGCGTTAAGTTTAACACTACAGAGCAGCAGGCTATTGATTTTGTTACAGATACCTTGCAACCAAGGGTGCAAAGGTTTGAATTAGCACATAATATGGTATTATTCTCAGACGAAGAGAGTAAAACCATCAGTAGTGAGATTGATCTAAAGGGCTTGTTGCGCGGCGACACTAAAGCTCGTTCCGAATTCTATAGAGTGATGTGGAACATGGGAGCTTATAGCGCAAACAAGATTCTTAAACTGGAAAATGAGAATGCCATACAAGGGGGTGATCGACATTATGTCCCAGTAAATGTTATGCCTTCGGATCGGGTAGATGATATGCTCGATGCGAAGACTCGACCTCAACCTGTCGTTAGTGACAATTCAAGTGGTGATTTAGATGAGTAAAGACTTTGAACAACGATGTGTGAGCACTGGCTTTACCATCGAAGAACGCGCAGAAGGTGATACGAAAATGACTATCGCCGGATACGCAGCAACTTTTAATAACCTTTCCAGTGACTTAGGTGGTTTTCGTGAACAGCTTTCTCCTGGCGCATTTGATGCTGTTATGGAAGATGACGTTCGCGCCGTATTTAATCATGACCCTAACGGCATACTTGGT